GGTTCTTAGGGCAGGATTATGTCAGCACTGAACAATTGCAAGCCGCGATGATGGCAACCGAAAAACGAGCAGCAGCGGCTGGAGCAAAAGCTGGTGTTGCGCAGGTATCATCTCAAATGCGTAATTCACCCGCTTATCGCAGGCAGGTAGGTTTAAGATGAGTTTATTTGTAATTGGTAACTTTGTTACTTTTACCGCACCAACTGGTGCAGTGCAGCGATGGCAAAATTTCTTCACAGAAGGTGCAGTTTTATTCAATGGTCAAAATTGGAATCTATTGCCATTTGTTTATCAAGGCGCACAGAAAACTAAAGGCGGCGATAATATTAGCAGCCAATTATTACTACCTGCTAATCCATTAACACTAAGCTGGGTACAAGATGCAGTTAATAATAACTGGATGGCTGAAATTGAAACATATCAACTAACTGATACTTATTCACCTGGATCACGATTAGGCCATGAATTCTGGATTGCCACTGGGCTTGGATATAATACACAAGCCGTTGAACTACAGCTTAGCAATGCCCTCGATGCACTTGGTGCGCAAGCGCCAAATGCCAGAATCACGCACGAAATGGTTGGAGCATTGCCATCAACGGGTGCTATTAGATCCGGCTGATCTTATTGGTTTGCCATACCGCTTAGGTGCTGAACCAGCACGGCATGGCGCTACAGACTGCATTAATCTATGCCGATGGGTATTGGGATGGTATGGCATTGAAGCGCCAGTGCCAGCCCGCAGTTGGTATCGGCGTTTACATGCAGGCGATACCACTATTTTTAAAGAACAACTAGAATTATGGGGAACACCAGCCGAAACTGGTATTATTGCGTTAGTGCAGGCTAGCAATAGCTTTGGGCTAGCTGTTTATTTTGACACCGGATGGCTTCATTGCAGCGCTATAACCAACCGAGTGGTATGGTCACCAGTCGTCAAATACGAGGCGCGATATTGCCATGGGAAAAGCAATTAATTGATACTTTAGGGCTGACGATAGAAGAGTATAACTGGTACGCAAATGAGATAGCTAATTACCGCCCTGAACGTGATCCAGCATATGACCATGTGCCGCATGTGGTATGTGATCCAACTGGGGGCATCCTTACTGCTGTTGTTGGAATTGGTCTTAGTTTTGCGGCACAGGCATTAGCACCAAAACCTAAATTACCAAAACAATCTGATCCAGGTCAAGAGCAGTCAGAAGGTAGACAAATAACAGGTGCCAGTGTAAATGCTGACAATCGTTTTACTAATGTAGATGGCTTTACATCAGTACAGCCATTAGCAAAACTTGGTGAAGTAATGCCATTAGTATTTGCTAATCGCCAAACATTTAACAATAAGACATATGGCGGCGTAAGAGTAGAAACAAAATTATTATGGTCGCAATTACTAAGTCAAGGTGATGGGCAAGAATTATTAGCTTTATTTTTAGCTAGCGCAGGTCAATTAGCAGCTAGCAGCACGCCAGATTTTAAAGGTTTTGCCATTGGAGATAATTTATTGCGCGGTTATCAAGATAATAAATTTGCTGTTTATTTTCAACGCGGGCAGCCTGGTGAAGGTCGGATAACAACAGCAGATAAAATTGCAGGTGATCTTATTGCAAGAGGAGAAGATGTATTTCAAGCTGAATTAGGTAATGAAGGATTAAAACCATTATTTAGTGGTGTAAGAATACCAACAACACTAACGCAATTTGGCACATCAGAGCCATTGCGTAATGGCCAAACATGGCGGTTGCCATATAAACGAGTAAGGGTAGTAGTGCCAACACAAGTTTATTCAGGCACTAATGATATTGCATCTTTAAATAGACAAATTGAAATATGGACAAAAGAAAATCAAACCGTTGTTTTAGCAAAACAAGAAAAAGCAAAAATTGAAAGTACATATGCTTGTCGAACCGGAATCATAAGAGTTAATGGGTCTGGTGCAAATGGTGATTTTGAAGATAGAGTTGTCACACCTGGAAGTATTATTGAATTCCTTATTTCAGGAAGCAGCTATACTGGAGATTGGGGTCAATTTGGAATACAAGATATTCAAGCTAAAGATGATAATTATAGGCAATCTTGTGATGATGTATTAATTGTAGGAGAAACATATCTGATAAGTGGTGCTGAAACGGTATGCACTGGATCATCACCACAATCACAATTGTGGGCGCCAGGTGGTGGCGATAAAATTTACTTTTTTAAAGTATTAGTTGAAGGGCGTGTACGCATAGTATCTGAAAACTTAATTAATAGTGGCCGTAATGTAAACCCAACTGAAGGGCCTACAATCAGCAAATTAGCAATTGCAAATATTACAACAACCCGTAAATTAAATCAAGTTGAAATTGGCATAAAATCACAAGTATGGAAAAGATTTACAGGTATGGCGAATTTTGCTGGCCGACCTGATGAGCAAGCATTACAACAAATAGAACGTGGTGGCAATACATTTAATATAGGCAGCTATAACGAATATGGTTTAAGATATTCTATATTTAGATTGCAAATACGTGAAAAAGGTACTGATAGTTGGATAACTTTAGACCCACAGACTGGCGCACCTTTTTGCGTAAAAGGGCGCACGCCTATAGATCAATTTAATTTTATACGCATTAAGTTTGCTGATTCAACTAAACAATATGAAATAAGATTACGTCCATTATCAGGTGGGGGGTATCTTACAAATGGTTTTCCTTCAGGTAATCCACTTTGCGTGTTAGATGCAAGATCTGGTGAAATGCAAACTCATACTGTAAACAATTTTACAATTAGCTATAAAGGCTTTAGAGAAAAACTTACTGCTGAAAATGCAACAAACAATGTATTTTTTGTAGGCGGCAAACCTGTTATTGGCAATGTTGAGTCTTTAAATTCCTCTCAATACAGCACTAATGGTTACACAAATTTAGTAACTCTTAATACCACAACTTTAAGCGGTTCTGGCTCTGGCTTAACAATTAGTGCATATTCAAATGCATCAGAAACAGAAGCACCTATTGGTGCTGTTATTACTGGCATGTCAACACGATGGCTGCATATGGACGTGTTAAAAGCACCATATCCTGATGGTTTAGGTAAAAGTTGGACAGCAGATGCTATTTTTTATCATCCAACAGAAAGAGAATATGATCAAAATTCTAATATTTTTGGCGGTCCAATGTTTATTCGCGTTAGATTAACTCTACGGACCGAACCAGTAGATGATTTTGGACAAGGATATACAGGTTATCCTTATATGTGGCGCAACGCAAACTTAGCTGGAAGCATTGTTACTATTGTTGATTATAGCCATGGTTTAGTTTCAGGTACATACGAATTAAACAAACCCAGCAATTCGCCAACGCCAACTAATGGCACTATAAAAGCATCTATAAATGTAACAGCAGGGGCTCCTATATGGCTAGCTCAATTGCAAGTAGTAAACGGTGGCGCTGGATATAAACCGGGGGATGCAGTTCAAGCTGTAGGTTCACCAGTAACTTTACCTGTTTTAAGAATTGGATCTATAAAATCTTTTGCAGATGTTGTTAAAGAAGAACAATTTGATGCTGTTGGTGATGTTTACCATCATGACCAACAAGAAGGCAGTCATCAAAATGGCCCGGAACATCAAATTGTTTATGTAAATGAACAACGAGAAAATTTTAAATCAGGTGCTAATAATCCGCAAATATTTGCGCCACAATATGAACGCATGGCAATGATAGGTTTGCAGCTACGAAGTGGAAAAGAATGGAGCGATTTTAGTAATCTTACTTATTACGCTAAACAAGGTCGTGAAACAATCCGAATGGTTGATCCAATAAGCGGCGACACTGCAGGTTATTCACCTACGTCTGGAATTATTGGCCCAACACATTTATTTCCTGAAATATTACGTGCATTATTACGTTCACCATTGGTTGGCGCAAATAAATTAGTGCCTGAATCAATGATTGATTGGCCTGGTTTCCAAGAAGCTTGTAAGCTTTGCATTGCTAACAAATGGTTCTGGGATGGCGTATTAGCATCACCTGTCAATATTCGTGAATGGGCTTATGAAAATTCGGCATATTTCTTTTTAGATTTTCTTATTTTAGGTGGCAAGTTATCCCTGCAACCAACATTTCCTGTAGATCCTAACCAACCTTCTTTACAAGGTTACACATTATCTGGTGCTTATGATCGGTTGCCTACAATATCAGCGTTATTTACTGATGGTAATATAATTAAGGATTCATTACAAGTAAGTTGGTATCCAGCAGAGCAACGTTTAGCCCCGCAGGTATTAATTACATTGCGTGATGAGGTAGAAAATGGTTTTGCTGAAACACGTAATATACTTGTACGGTTAGCTAAATCACAGCAAACAGATTCAGAATCAGCACCAGTGGAAGCTGTAGATTTTACTGGCTTTTGCACCAGCGCAAACCATGCCGTTGATTTTGCTAAATTATTAATCCAAACACGTCGTTATGTAACGCATACCGTTACGTTTAAAACTTTTCCTGAAGGCTTAGCACTTGCACCTGGCGCGTATTTTAAACTTGCGAGCCAAGCAAGGCATGTGGATCAATTCCAAAACGGTTACGTTTTGAATGATGGCCGCGTTGTGACGAGCAGCGAATTAAGTGGCTCAAATACGGTTTACTGGTGGCGATCTGGGAAGTTGGAAGTTGAGCAAGGCACCATGACAATTGATGGCAATGGCTATGTGACAGATAATAAATTTGCTGGTGCAGTCTTTACAGTATATGCAAACGCCCAAAGCGCTCGCGTGTACAAGGCTGAGTTAATTAGTTATGATAATGATGGGATGGTGGAAATAACCGGAAGCCATGTGCCACAAGAAGCAAGCGGCAAAATTACCTACCTAAACTTAGCTGACAGTTTATTCGAGGTGCAAAACGAGCAATGAGTTTTGTCGGTCCCGTTTTTCCTAGTATTGTTCCTACCGCGAGGTCGCTAAATGCAGGCGATTTCCCGGGTACTACGTTTACAGCACAAAATGGCATGGAAAGCCGTGTGCAATACGGAAATAGGCGAAGTAATACAGAACTATCATTATCGTTTGACAATATTAGCGATGCCGATGCAGCTTTAATTCATGACCATTATGTTAATTGCCGTGGTACGTTAGGTTTGTTTGGAGTAGGTTACACCAGCAAAAGTGGCAATCCTAGCTTTGATGCGGGGATCACTCCGCTTAGCAACACCAATAGATTTTCAGCAGCACCGTTCGGATTACAGTATCGCTACGCTGAGCCGCCACAATTTAACAGTGTAAAACCTGGCCGTATGTCAGTTATAATTAAATTGACAGGGGTGCTTGACGCATGACGTACTACAGCGGCAAGGATGGCACATTAACCTATAATGGCACGCAAGTAGCTAAGGTCAGCAACTGGAGCGTATCTGCTGCAGTTGATACACTTGAAACTACTGTACTAGCTGATGGTGATCGCAGTTATGTTCCAGGGCTTAGAACTATAAGCGGTAGCGCTACTGTATTTTATTATGATTCAGCGCCGGTTTCACTGCTAGAGCGTGTGGTAAAAACTGCTGTAGTTAGTGAGTCTGACATATTAGCTATTAAGCTAGGCTGGGGCACCAAGCTTATTCAAGGTAATTGCATTATTACAAGTGCAGAATTAAATTGTGCTGTAGGTGAAGTGATGCAGGCTAGCATCCAGTTCCAATTTACTGGAGCACCAACAGGTGTAACATTATGACCGTTTATCTTGGCAATGCTGGTAGAATTGAATTAATACGTAGCGGCATCGCAGAAGGTCTCTCAAGCGTTGTAAATCCTAGCGACATAGCTGCAACAAGCAATAGATTTAGCTTTGAATTTCCTGAAGGGTCATTAATTACTGGCGATTTCATAAAATTGCAAACAACTGACGGAACAAATTTAGATTTTATTGCAGCATCAGGGTGGAGTGCAGGCAGCGTTTTTCCTGATGGCAACTGGTATGTCAATGTAGATTTTATAGGTGGTATTATGCTATATTCAACTTTTGATCAATCAATAGCAGGTGAAGCTTCAGGTAGAGTAGATCTTGTAACAATAAATAGAAATATTCCAATTAGTGTATCTGTAATAAATGACACATTAAGACCTGTTGGTCAAATTACATCTTATGAGTTTACTACAGATCGTGAAACTGTAGATACATCAAGTTTAGGTGATGAGTTTAGAAATCAATATAGTACTTTAATCACAGGTAGTGGTCAAATAACTTGTTTATTTGATTACCGCTATCAAAGTTCTAATAATTATCCAACTGGATTTCCTGAATTGTCTTTGTATTTACATACCTTGTTGCTAAGGCAACGATTTGGTTCTGGCTTTAAAGCTAGATTGTATATTCTAGGACAAGGATATGGACAAGAAAATAATGATGAAATATGGCATGAAATAGATGGAATAATCACCCAAACAGGAATTAATTGTAACAGCGATACTGCCATGGTTTCTACGATTAATTTTGTTACCACAGGTGAAATCAAACTGCGCATACAAGTGGCAGATCCTGAATATCTACTTCAAGAAGACGCATTCCGAGTTAGACTGGAGGACAACACCGGCAGTGTCCTTTTGGAGGGTTAAAACATGGCAGACCTTAGGATTACAGAGCTTACGTCCCTCGCCGGTGGGGATTTAGCTGCTACTGATCCGTTACCCATAGCAGATTTAAGTGCCAGTCAAACAAAGAAAATAACAGCAAAAGCTTTTGTTCAGCAGGCAGTATCACTTATTGATAATGCATCCATACCTTCTGCAAAGGTTGATTTTAGTGGTATTAATGGCTCTCAAATATCGGCAGGATCGGTTGCAGCATCTAAATTTGATACAGCAACTGTACCAGCTACTGGTGGGATTACAGTCAGCGGCAGCAATTTGCAACTGGTAGCACCTACCAGCCCGATTGTCAGAAATGCAGGTACTGGTAGTCTTGAACACGCCACCAGCGGCGCAACTGCTGGTACCTATACAAAAGTAACAGTTGATACTAAAGGCCATGTAACTGCTGGTACGGCGATCACAGCAGCAGATTTACCGATTGCAGTAGCTGGCACTGTTGGTGTAATGTCACCCGGTACTGGATTAACTGTTACGGGCGGTGGTGTATTAAATCACACCAGCACCATTACGGCTGGTACAACAAGCGGCTTTACCTATAACGCACAAGGCCATATCACCGGCACTGTTGCTTTAGCTGGTGCTGATTTACCTGTTGCCACTAGCAGTGTTAGAGGTGCAGTACGACCTGGAGCAGGTTTAACTGTAGATGGTAATGGTATTTTAGATGTAACTGCTGCAACTAATAGCGTTTTAGGTGGTGTAATTGTTGGTAATGATTTTAGTGTTAATACTGGCACAATATCACTTGCAACTCAAGCTGGTATTGCCGCAGGTCAATATACAAAAATAACAATAAATAGTAAAGGTGTTGCAACTGCTGGTACAGTTTTGTCGGCAGGTGATATACCAAACCTTGCAGCATCACAAATTACAAGCGGCAGTTTAGATATTGCGCGAATTGGAAATAATACAATTACAGGTGCTAAAATAGCAAATTATGCTATTACTAAAATTGGTGACACTCAACCAACAGCAGACCAAATTGGGCAGTTCTTTTTCAACCCATTATCAAGAGATCTTTTTCTCTGGGACGGAAACGTATATCAGCCAATTGGAATAAGTGTGGGGGAAATTATTTTTGGCGGCACCTTCGACGCCTCAGCAGGTGGTGGTACAGGCCATGTGGCATCAGTTACAGCAGAAGGTACTGCTATTGGTTTAGTATCAGGTTCACCATTACCTGCCGCTGCTACTGCTAATAACCGTTACTATCTAGTTGTAAGCGAAGCAGGCACCATTA